TGGTGAGGGACAATGGTATGAGTGGAGGGGGTTTTGCCTAGCTGGTTTTGAAACGGGTTCTTCATCTTTGTATTTTTCTGACAAAGAAACAGAGAAAAAATACAACGAACTTATGGCTAGTGATGAAAGATACGAAGGACTTGATCCTGATGAAATCTTTGCAGAACTGGGTGGTTGTATGGAAACAGTAATGTATTTCAGACTTGTGAAAGAGGATGATGAAAGGGGGTACGCGCCTTACTTCGACACAAACCACAAATGGGACATTACAAAGGATTTCAAAAAATATCTAAGTGAACCAAAATATTACACACAAGATTTAGGTAGTCTGAGTGTTACTGAGCAAGATATAAAAGAGATAGAGAAAGACTGGTCTGCATGGATTTTGAAGCAAGCAAAAGGTGGCTACATAGAAGCCGACGGATTGTTTGATGAAGAAGGGGAAAGGATATGAGTA